GTATTAGTACCACCATAGTACTCACGCAAAGCTTTATCGAATTCACGTGCACCACCTACACCAGTGTAGAGAGTTACTTGCTTATCAGTAGCGTCAGTCATACCGTAGAACAAGTCACCAATTACATTCTCAATCTTCTTTTGAGTCAAAGTAGAGTAAGTGTCTTTGTTGATGATCTGCTCAAACAAACCTGGTCCAGAAATAACTGGTTGTCCGTTTTCGTCAAGCATTTCATTAACACCGCTGTCGCCATATGTCTTTTGTCCATACCAGTAGTACATCTCACACTCTTCTTTAAACTTGAGCATGTGACGGTACTCTTCATAGTCCATCCACAATTGAGTAGATTGACCTTCTTTCATTGGGAGAGTAAACTGAGCTACATAGTCCTTAGCGTTACCAGAGAAGTGGTAAGACTTACGGATTGTTCCAATCTTGCTACGTACCAAACCTGGAGCACTCCAGTTAGATGCATTACCTCTAGAGAAGTCAACACCTACGTTTGCATACAGCATTCCAAATAGTGCACCAGCAGCAATGTCTGCTGCAGGCATGCTAGCTTGGTCAGGAGATACAAGCTTTAAAGTGTACTTATATCCACCTGCATCTGGAACAGGTTCGGACATAATACGAGCCAATACACCTGATTGAGATACCAAAGTGTATGGGAATACAAACCACTTGTCAGGGAAAGTAACAGTGAAGTGACTTCCACCTGCTCCTGTACCTACCGAGCTAACAACTGGGCGAACGTTTACTTCGTGGGTTTTTACACGGTATTCATATTCAAAGCGGTCAATAGATTTAGTATTGCCCACACCCTCTGTCAAAAAAGACAATGGGAATTTCTTCTCTTCTCGTCCTGCGAGATGAGTAATAATAGGAGACAACTCTTCTGGTTTCTCCATCAAAGCATTAACCAACGAGTTAGTGTCGGTCATCTGCTGGTCATTATAGTACGTTTTTAGTACTTGTTGTAAAGCCATGATATTCTAGTTTTAAGTTAAGTTTATTTTAAAAGAGCATTTATATCGAGATCCTCAGGATCGAAAGTATTAGTTTGACGCTGAGTTTTTCTAGCACTCTTAACCCTTTCTTGGTTAGAGACTATTCGATTTCTAAGGCTCTCAGCGCTCTTGGTTTTAGCCTTAGTATCTATGATATTGCTTAAGTTAAAGCCATTATACATTAAGTAGTCCATAGCTAGCTTAACATCAATATCAGATTCTTCGTAGTCAAGGTCTCTTTGAGTTTCTCCATTAGGGCCTACAGGCTCAGAGATGTAATCAAAGAATTTACCTTTCTGTTTGTCTGGGATTCGTATTCCTGCAAATTCGTTCCCAGACTCAATAGTAGTTGCTACACTGTCCCAGAACTCTTCATTTTGTTCTAGTTCTTGTTGGTAAGCAGCTTCTTGGTCTTGTAGGAGTTGCTGCTTGTATTGTTCTTGCGCTTCCCCTATCTCATTTTTTGCTTGGGTAGATTTATTATAAAGCTTCCCATTATCTTCATACGTGTCTATAATCTCTTGTATGAATTCTTGGTCGTGTCCTTTAGCCGCAAAGTATTGAGACAATACAGCTCTCTGCATTTGAACATCGTTTTCTGCTAGTTCGATGTTATTAAAATCAGTCTGAGGATTAAAGGCTTCAAAGAACGTTTCTGAGTTTCCTCCAGACATTAAGTAATCTAAATGTTTTTGTACCTCAGGGTACTGTTCAAATAGATTTGAGATCTGCTCTTCAGCAGCATCTTGTGAAAGGTCTCTTACAAATTCAGTAAGTCCTTCTACAGTATCTGCATATTCATTCTCAAGTTCAAATCCTAAAGTATCAGCAATTTCATTAGCTACTGTAGTGTTAATTTCTTCTACCTCTTCTAGAGGTTCTTCTTCTACAGCTTCTCCTTCTACTGCTTCAATTTCGTAGTCTTCCGGCTCCACCTCTTCTAAAGGCTCTTCCGCAAGAACTTCTTCTTGTTCAATCTGAGGCTCTGCTACCTCTTCTTGAACTGATTGCAAACCGTCTCCCAACATGTCGTCGAAAGAGATTGCATCAAGGTCTAGTTTGTTGTTTGGGTCTTGCATTTTACAAATATATTTAGTTTGTGTTTTTGTTTATCTATAAAATTATTTTTTACAGTCGTAGTTATAATATATCACTTACGCTTTTTTCCTCCCAGTTTTCTTTTAATATAGTTGGGTTCTGGGATTCCTTCCTTCTTTGCGTGTAGTCTACTAGCATTAAATTTATTAATACCTAACTGCCTGTCTTCTGGGCTCTTAAATTTCTTTTTCCATCCAGTAGCCCATACATCTGCTAGCTTAGCTTTTCCACTAGCGTAATCAGCCATAGGCATAGGTCCTTGTAGAAGGTGTGCAAGCATCAATGCTCTTTGCTCTTCATACGTAAGCTCTGCCGCATCTCTGCTATCCATAATATTCTGGGGAGGTGTTTCCCCCCAGTACCCCATTGTCCTTCTTAAATGCTTTTGAGAGGTTTCTAAAGTATTGCTTCCATCCTTTCCCTCTATCTGAAATGTTCCTCTTCCTGTTGGGACAGGCTCTTGAAGAGCATTAATTGCCATTCTCTGGTCAGGACCCGATTCATGATACCCTATTGTATCTGCTGAGGCTAGATAAAATTCTGGGGTATTTCCTTTTCTTTTAGCTAGCTCTTGAGCTATTCTATAGTCTAAAGGAGCTCCTCCAGCTTGCATTCTAGTTGGGGTCTCAATTACTGTTCCCCCTTGACTGCTCATCTTTAAGTTTGAAACTCCAGGAGGTACTGCTTCATAAGACTTAACTAGATTACCCCTGTCATTAAATTGCTTTATATCAATTGGGGCTTTCATCCCCATTGTATTAAACTCTTGATTTGGGGGAGTATTTGGGAAAGCCATACTAGCTTCTGTGTCTCCAGCTTGGTGTGAAGGTTTTAGACCTTGTTGCCTTTCTCCAGGAGTATTTGCAACTTGCATACCCTTTTGACTTTCAAACTCTGCAATTAAATCTCTTCCTTGTCTAGCTGCTGCTAAAACATCTACAATAGAGCCTGGAAATTCAGACTGTCTATGTCTATCAAGAAGTGCTCTTCTTTCAGGGTTTGTCATACTCCGTTAGGCTCTAAATCGTTTTCTTTATCTAAGGCTTGTTGCTTTAGCTCTATCTCCCTCTCCTTAATTTCGAAATCTTTCATCATTTTTTCTAGGTCCAAATTAATCTTATTAGTTTGGTCTCTAGCTTCTGCATTGATGAGAGCTATCTCAATATCCTTCTGTCTATCCTTATCATTCTCAAGAGCTTCTTGCTGGAACTTAGCTTGTTCTCTTTGCAAGATCATTTCCTCTTTTTGCTGTTCTGCTTGCTGCTGAGCTTTTTGTAGCTCTTGCTGTGCTTTTTCAGCTTTCTTTATTTTCTCTTTAATTCCTATGAAGTTGTCTGTGTCAAACAGATCTAGCACTGCAGATGCTGGAACCCCATTTTGAATCATAGACTGAGACATTTGTCTAGCCTGTTGCATATTGTCTTGATCTCTTCCTGCATCAGATACAAACACACCATACTCACTTTCCATATGCTGCATAGAATCTAAATCTATATATTGCATAGTAGTGTCAGGCAATACATACATTCCTTTCTTACCTGCTATCCAAGCTTCTTTAGAGTAGTCCAAAAGTCCTTGAAGCTCTCTTTGCTCGAAGCGTGCAAACTTTCTAAATAGGTCTTCAGTAATATGACTAGATTGTACAATAGCTTGCTGTGAGGTAGCCTTACCTTCATAGCTCCCAATATTACCTTGTCTCTGTCTATTAACTCCTGACAACTTCTCCCACTCCAGCATGATAGAGTCTAGCAGCATGATGTATTGCTGAATAGTCTTAATAGACATATCAAGAACTGATTGGTGTTGTGGAGACAGTTGAACTCCTTCCTTATTGTAGTCAACCCAGGCAATACCTGTCCCTTCTACATAGTACATAAACTTATCCATGTCCCACTTCTTTGGGATCATGTTAATGTCAAACTGGGCAATAATATCTTTTGATCGTGCAAGCGCAAGCTCCATACGATACTTAAATATATTGTAATTAAGTTGATATGGTATCCCTAGTTGGACTAGTGAAATATTGCTGGAGTTAATGTCTGAGTACTTTCTCCCATTAATTGGGAGTTTACACAAAGAAGGGTTGTCCATAGAAGTTCTTTGATTTGCTATGGGAGATATATTGACATAAAATCTACCATCAATCTTAGTTCCTTCCCACACTTCATTAACCCACTCCCACTTTAGTTTGCCTCCTTGTTCTTTTACCTCCTTAGGCATTCTGTAAGATTCATTTACATCTACTACCTCAATCATTCCTGTATTAGGGTCAGTATACTCTACAAATCCTATCCGTTTTCTACTCTTCCAATATACTGTAGCGCATTCTACTAGTCTATTTCTATACAAGTTGTCATCTGAGCCTGTAGCTTCTGATCGGTATAACAGATAAGACTCTGTAGAAGTATTAGTTGGATTCTCTAATTCAAGAACTTGTTCTTCTGTTAGATACTCCCCATACATATCAATTACCCCAGAGGCATGTGCAAACCTCCTAACTATAGCCCAGTCTC